TATTGGCATTGTAACCCCTTATGGGAGAGTGACTCGGTAGGGATTCATAGGTGAAGTGTAATAGGTGACATCCCAGTTGTCGGGAGTAATCACGTGATGAGCGCCTTCAAGAACGAGGTTCATACTCAGCGAGCGACCATCAACGGTGACGCGGTTGACTGTCAACTGATCCATCAATTCAATGGAGAGGAAGTCGGGATAAAGGACATCCAATGCCAACGCAGTAAAGGAAACCTGTGAAACGGTGGTGCTTGGATTGCCATCTTTGCGAGCAAGGTAGAGAGCCAATTTTGAAGCCACGTTATCAACAAGAATAGGAGCGTCAACGGCAACTTTGCGAATTTGTCCATACTTTGTCACCGATGGCGCGTAACGAGCAGTTTTTTGTTTTAATTTGCCACGATTGACGGTGGCATCATTGACAAGCTGCAAAGTGCCAGCGGTGGTCTTGAGATTGTAATACTCAATCGTGGTGCTAGATGGAGAATCATCAAGAAGCAACATCGTTGGACGGCTGAACTTATGTTGAAGGTTAAGGAATGTGGCTACACCTGATCGAGAGACGTAAAATGCTCCGCTTTCAGCCTGAACGCACTGCTCCACCATGTCCATCATATTTGCGCCTTGAGCGGTAGCTTGGAGCGTTACCGAACCAGTCAATGAGCGCCACGATGAACCTGATGGCCAACTGGCGTAATTGAGCAAACGACCCATCCGAGTCGTAGTCGTTTCGCCGTTGTAATAATAATCATTGAGCGCAGGAATAGTTACCTTGGCAAATGAAGCAATAGCGTCAGTAAAGATCATTGTTGAAAATGAATCAAAGTTGACATCGGCATCAGGAGTCTCAAGGTAGCCATCAAAGAGGACATAAGCGGTGCTTGACCAGGTAGCCACAAGACGAGCGCGAAGACCAGCGCGAAGCAAGGAAACCCCGCCGCTCACCCAAGTACCTGAAAGGTTGTCTGGGTCGTAATTTCCGCTGCGATTGTCAAGAACGATCGTCATTGTGCCGGCGCTGATGCGTTGATCCGCACGAGTACGACCGCGCATCAAGTCAACACTGCGAAGGTCGGTTGTGGTTACATCGGCGTATGCGCTGCCATTGTAAAACTGCACCTTGAGCGTTGGTCCATTAGTGCCGTCAAATGCGCTCATTTTAGAGTCCTAGCACGCTGATCGAAGCACCTTGTCGGCGTAGCAGTTGCGCAATGTTATCGAGCGTCTGCTTAGCCAACTGCTTTTCGGTAACAAGTGAACCTTGGATGTTGTTGATGATGGTGATTCCACCGCCAAATCCGCCAGCCTTATTGAGAGGAATAATAGCTTCTGGACCTGCTTCGCCAATCATTCCGAAAGTTGGACGAGTAATAATTCCACCAGCGGCATTCATTGTGTAATTTTTTTTGCTAGGAACTGAATAAAGGTCTTTGCCAGGAATAAATGGACTTCCAAAATCTTTGCCAGGTTTAGGTTTTGTGTGTATGGCATCCCAAGCAAGTTTAATTCCTACAAATGCAGCGGCAATGGCTGCAATAGTGCCTAAGAATGGAGCCCAAGCAACATCAACGGCAGTACCAGCAGCAGCCATAGCAGTAGCTTCTGTTTCAACAACGGTAGTAAATCCAGTCCATTTTGCAGCCATTGTAAGAAGTTTGACGCCTGTTTCATATTGCGCTTTAGCAAGGCTAGCAATATATGCGCCGATTGCAAGAGTCAATCCAGTACCAATAACGATTGCAATTCCTTCGGCAATAGCCTTATGTTTTTTGAACCATTCAATCGTGGCGGCAATAGCGCCAACAAGAGCTTCAATTTTAGGAATTAAATAAAGACCGATGCTTTTGCCAACATCTTCGGTTTGTGCTTTAAGATGTTCAAGTTTTCCATCAAAAGTTTCAGATGCTAATTGAGCTTGACCATGAATGGCTTTAGATAAACCAATCATAATGTCAGTTCCAGCGCTTTGAGCGTCCTTGAGCTTCTTTTGCGAAACCGTAAGTTTGTCCACCATTTGTTGATAGGTGAGATGATATTTACTAGCCGTGCTTGTGGCGTTATTGTGCGCGTGAAGGAATGTCGTTAATTTCTGAGTTTGAGTAGCAACATTGGCTTGAGCAGCGGCAACCGATTTAGCACTTCCAGAAGTGACGGCTAGATCAATTCCCAACTGTTTGAGTGGACGCAGATTACCTTCTTGAGCGCGGGCTACTGCAAGTGCTGCACTGGCTAAATCAACATTCTTAAATTTGGCAAGATCGGCAGCAAGTCCAAGGTCTGCAAATGCCTTCTGTGGGCTCTTTAGCGCAGTCGTAAGATAAGCCAGAGCATCTTGAGTATTGGCATTAGTAAAACCAAACTTCTCCATCGCTGCATCGGCTTTATCAATTTGTGTTTTTTGTGCATCAAAGGTAGTGCCGACATTCTTGAGCGATTGCTCTAGTCGAGAGTGAGCCTTTTCAAACTCGCCAGCCATTTTGAGGCTGAGTCCGCCAACGCCGACTGCAACTGCTCCAAGACCAAGAAGAGCGCCTCTACCAACGGCTGCCATCTTTTCAAAGTTGGTTGCGGAATGGCGTTCAAGAAGTGTAATTTCTTTGCGAGCTTCGCCCATCGCCATTTGAAATTCACGGATGTTGGCTTTAAGTTCAACGAAGACTGGAGGTAACATTGACATTAGATAACTCCTCCCATTCTGTTCATTGCTCTACTCCAACCCTTTTCATAGGTTTGGCTTATAAGCGGCTCGGTTTTCTCTACTGCTGGTCTAAAATAAGGATATTTGGCTTCTAAGACACGCTTCTTCACATTGTTTGGCTTAGCACCAACACCAACGCCGCCATAGAACATTCCGCGAAATTCTTTAGGTTTGCGAACTCCGCCAACGCCTTTGTAAAGGACTCCGGTCATTCTTCCTGGACCACCATCGCGAGGATAATGGTTTTGACCAGTTGTGCCTTGAACCTGAAAATTTGGTCCAGTAATGCGGTTTTTACCCTTTTGTGACCAACGAGGAGCGCCACGAAGGTTGGCTTTAACGGCAGTTTTAATTTTGTTTTGATTAGCCTTCAGAGCTGCAATAGTGGCAATATTCATTCGCGTTTCAACCTGCTCAGTGCCTTTGACAAAAGTCTTAGCACCTTTCATCGCGAAATTGAACATCTCTGCCATTTACGCTTCTCCTGACGCTATCTTGTTTCGGACGATGGTGTGGATGTCATCAATCGCCAGTATCCAGTCTATCAAGGCTGCTGGCTGATCTTCGATCTCCGTCGGCGTGCAATGAAGCAAAGTGCAGATTTTATAGAGCCGCAAGTGTTCGGGTAATGGACCACCGCGAACCGTGCCACCCTCAAGCGCTCGCTCTAGGCGTCTGAGGGCTTGATGGGGGAATTTGGATCATCGCTTGCAGAAAAGTTTGGCATCATTTCGGTAATACCTTGAGCCGTTGCTTCCTGTAGGACTTTGTAATCCTCACCTGGTAAATCTAAAACATTGTCTAGCGTAATTGGCTTTTCTATTGACCAAGCTGCAAGTCGAGCCATAATTAAAAGGTCATTCAACTCTGCAAACTGATCAAATGAAGCAGAATCAAGAGTTGAAGCGATACTGCCAACTGTTGCTGATTCTAAATCTTGCATCGCCCTTGATTGTCCAATAGCAAGGAGTGCCTTCTCTACTGGACGACGATTACGCTCTGAAACGGCGGCTGGAGCTTTAATGTCTGCCCAACCGCCGTTGCTTAGTGTGATTCTTTGTGTCATTTTCCCCTGCTTCCTATATTACGCTTCTGGTGTATAGACGATTGTTAGTGGAGTTGCGCTGCCATTGTCGTATGCAGTGAATGTTACTGCAAGATCAATGACTCCTGGGCCTTGTACGTTAGGAGTATCAGCATCCAACTTAACCGCTGAAACGGTGATTGAAAGGACTGATGAGTTAGGACCTGTAAAGGTTAGCGCAAGAGCGGTTTCAGTGTCATTGATGTATTTTGTCACCAATGTTGTGTCTGTGAACTCAACGGTTGCTTTGCCTGTAATGACGCGGAAACCATTGATCAACTGTTCAGATTTAGTACCTGAAGCGCCAAGGTTGTAACGATCACCCTTGATGACGTTATCTACTGTGAGGGTGAAGTCTTTTACGTTTGCAACCGCAGTACCGTCAACGGTGATTGCGCCTTGTGCAAAGTTGAAGACTGAACCTGCCACTGGGTAGGAAGGTGTAGCAAGTGATGTAGCAGTGGTGAATCCAGCGCCATCGATGGTGAACTTGCCTGTGGCAATTCCGCCGTTGGCTACTGAAAGTTCCCAGGAGCTAATCTTGCAACCTGAAATGGTCTTAGGTGTGACCGTTCCGCCGTATTGTGGAACGCCAATCTGTGTAGTGAATGAGTGACTATAGATGTCGCCTAGTGTGTAGGTTCCTGATGCTTGAACTGTTCCACCCATTGCGTAAGACAAGAGGTAACCAAATCCACCCTTTGTTGGAAGGTCAAGCATAATGTCGCCAGTTGCATCTTTAGTTGTGACTACGCGACGCTGGGAGCGAGGAAGCTGCCCACCGGCACGAAGACCCATTCCAACTGCAACCTTCTTGTTATATTGAATGCTTTCGCTATTCATTTCAACGAAGTTGGTGACAGTTACTGCGGTGTTAAATGTTGTCTCTGTGGCGAAGCCTAAACTTGCACCAATACCGGAGCCGATTGCCATTATTTATCTCCTAGTTTGCTGGAGCGACCGGTGCATCCGGTGCTGCTGGGGTTGGTTGTGCTACTGGAGCGGAATCGCCAGCGGCCCAATGGATTGGTTGTTCAAGAAGCGATGCTGCTGCTTCCTCTGATACATCGACGCTCTCGCCTAACTTGACAGTAATGCCAAGAGAAGGAACATCTAGGTCACCGAACGGCGACACATTCTTGATCTTTGCCATGTTTTCTCCTTGTTAAGTTCTGGCTCGATAGTTGATGGTGAAAGTAATTAAGCAGACAATTCCCAAATCATCTTGAGAATAAGTCATGGTGTGTAGCCCTAATCCAGAGTAAAGGACAACGCCACCAAAACTAGGGTCGGAGCGGATAGCGGTATCAACGGCTGAAAGTAGGTTGTAGGCCGCAGTGCGCTTAGAGGCAGGTGAATCGTTTCCATCCCACGCCGCTAGGACGCAGTTGACCGCTCCATCTTCAAACATTTTCTTAGCGCCAAGTTGATCATAGGTGTTAGTCGCTTGCGCAGCTTGTGTTGGTCCTTCTTCCGAACCATCGTGACCAACTGCAATCCATTGTGCAGGATAAGAGCCGTCTAAGATCGGACCGTCATAAATGCTGACGCCAGTGAGCGCAGATGATGCCTTAAACGCCGCAACAATGTTGGTGATAAGGCTAGGAAGCGCGACGGTTGTCATTAGGCAAGACCTGGCAAACTGAGCGGATCAAGCAACTCAATAGCGCGACGAGGTAGAGAATAAGTTGAACCGCTGGTCAATTCATCACCAGTTTGAATACGGCTCTGAACATTGCGCACACCACGCTGTGTCTGCCATAGATGGCGAAGGATTTCAAGTACGCCTTGAGTCGCCGCTGGTGGTGGTGTTTGGAAACCAGCGACATAAGTGATTTGAATGTTGTTTGCTCCTGGAGCCCAAACTCCAAAATAGTTAGGACCTGAGAGTGAGCCAGTAGTGATGCGGTATAGACGCTGACCAGTCGGATCAAGGCTATAAGCAGCAGAGTCAAGCAAAGTGCCATTCTCATAAACGCTAGTAATGCTCATCGCTTTTGGATTGCGCAGACGAAGATGATCAACATTTCCATCATAGAGTTCATTGGCGAAAGTTTGACGACCTAGGATTACGCCGACATAACTGGAAGCCAAATCCTCAGCGGCATCCATAAACCGACGCAATTCCTCATCATTATCGGTTGTGGTTGTGATGTTGAGGTGGGCTTTTGCTTCGTCAAGGCTGACAACTCCAAGAGCGGTAAAGTCACGAACTGTGAACTCATCAGCGTATGCGCTCGCGTTTGTGCCAGTAGCGACCCAACGGATTGTGTGGCGACCATAGAGCGATGGAACATAAGAAATGTCATAAAGGCCAGCGCCTGAATTATTGACTGAAGGTGTAGATGTTGTGCCATCCGGCGCAGTTACCGTCGCAACGACTGTGGTTGCATTTGCTGGCGTTCCTGTTGAATCATAGATGGTAACTCCAAGAGCTACGACATCACCGAGGTCATATACGGCCATTGGTTATCTGCCTTTCATTGTGGCTGATGTGAGGACGCGTGGTAACGAAGAGCCGCGAGTCGTGGAATAGTTATAGGTAACAAGAGGTGCGTTATAGAGAATGTGCGTGTTGTATGAATAATGAATTCGTGTGCCAACGGTGGATTCACGCTGAGACATAATTGGAGCCGCTACAACGCGAGGTTGGATGTTACTCACTGATTGCTCCTTCGTAATGGACTAAATTGTCTTTCAAGCGTTCATCCCAAGGAGCTAGTTCGATGGCCTTCTTCCCTTGCTCCAACGCTTCGTCATACCTGCCTAAATTATAGGCTGATATGGCGATATAGTCGTGAGGAAGATAACCCCACGCACCTGATTCTACTAGATACTCCAGCGGTTGCTGGGTGATGCGCAACGCGGAATGAGCCATTGCATAACATTCGAGCCAACGCTGCTCTTTGTAATAGAACTCGGCTAGATCGACTCTCGGCTCTCGACTATGCGGTGCTTCAGCGATAGCCTTAAAGAGCCATTGCTCGGTGTTCACGTCATCAAGTTTGGCAAGGTATCTCATCGAAGCTGCACGCTCTGGAGCCCACGTTGCTTTTGGTAAGGCTAAATGGCGTTTGAATTGCTTAATAGCTTCGGTGTAATGCTCGTGGAAGAAAAGTTCTCGCGCATAGTAAAACGCGTTGCGGTCATCGTCTGGGTCTTCCAAAATCGCCTGACGCAGGAGCGGAAAGTATTGGGAGCGTGACTTACTCTCGTCGGGATGATGGTGAATCTCTAACTTTGTCCACGCTTCAACTTGTTCGCCAGTTGGCGTAATGACTTCGTGGACTGGGT